GCGCTGGAGTGGTCCATGCCCATGGCGAGCTGGTGAATTTTGACGGGGGTGCGCCTTTTGAGTAACGACAGCACAACCAGGGGATACCTAACGCCTGTCGGGGATGCGCCGCTGTACGACCTGGACTTGGAGCAGCAAGTAAGTCAATGGATCCTGGGTATCACCGGGTTGCCGGCGGAAGTGGTTTTCATCCAACGGTTAGATCCACAGGGGCAAGTACCGCAATCTGGGGTGACCTGGTGCGAATTCTCTATCTCGGTTGTTCCTCGCGACAACATGCCGGCAACCGTTCAAGTCAGTGAAACCGAAAGCCAGCAATGGGGCTGGGAAGATGCCCAAATTCATCTGTTTTTCTATGGTCCTCGCGGTGCCGGCACAGTGGCGATGTTCCGCGATGGTTTGTGGATTGAACAGAATAACCGCGAGTTGTACTTAAACACCGGCTTTGCGCTGCAGGATACCGGGACAATTACCAATATTCCCATATTGATAAATGACATTTGGGTCCGTCGCTACGACTTCACCGTTTTTCTAAGCCGCAAAATTATTCGCACATACGCTATCAAGAGTGTTCTTGACAGCAACGTAACCATCACTGGAGATTAAAGCCTATGGCTGGATTATCTGTCAGTCGCATTTCAAGTGTGACTGTAACGCTTGCCGCGCGCGCGGCGCAGGGCCGAAATTTCGGTTCAATGCTGCTGCTCGGCTCTTCTACCGTTATTCCATTAACTGAGCGCATTCGCTTGTATGAAAGCGCCGATGATATCGGCACGGACTTCGGCGTGGACAGCGAAGAGTACAAGGGGGCTTCGATTTGGTTTTCACAGTCACCACAACCAACACAGCTCTATGTCGGCCGCTGGGCGAAAACGCTCGCCACGGGTGAAGCTGGCGCGGTTGAAACTCTGTTGCAGGCCGTTAATGCGTGTCTCGACTTTAACAACTGGTACGGACTGCATATCGCGGACACGGCTGATGCTGATGACGCTGCTATTATTTCAGTGGCCACGGCGCTGCAGGCGGCTACCGTATCGCGCATCTTTGCCGTGACCTCTCAAGAAGCGGGTATTTTGTCGACGGCGTCAACGACTGATATCGCCTTTAAATTAAAAGCAGCAGCGCTTGGCCGTACCTTTATTCAATATAGCTCTAGCAGTCGTTACGCGGCTATTTCGGCATTTTCCCGCGCGTTTACCGTCGATTTCACCGCCAGCAATACCGCGATCACGCTCAAATTCAAAACTGAGCCAGGTATTACTTATGAAACGCTTACCGCCGCGCAGGCCAATGCGCTGGAATCGAAAAATTGCAACGTCTACGTGCTGTACGACAACGACACGGCAATTATCGAACAGGGCGTTATGTCCAATGGCGATTTCTTTGATGAACGCCACGGCCTGGACTGGCTACAAAATACGGTCCAGACGACGGACTACAACACGCTGTATACCAGCACAACGAAAATACCGCAGACCGATGCGGGTACGACCACGCGCATGGCGAATATCGAGTTAGTACTCGATCAGGCTGTTAAGAACGGTCTGTTTGCGCCCGGTAAGTGGACTGGCGGTCCCATCGGCCAACTCAGCACGGGCGATTACCTGACCAAAGGCTATTACACGTACGCTGATAGCGTCGACAATCAATTACAGGCAGATCGGGAGGCACGCAAAGGCGTCCCGATCCAAGTCGCTGGCAAGCTGGCCGGGGCTGTTCACTATGACTCAGTTGCTATTACCGTAGTTCGATAAAAGGATGATGATATGGGTGCTTACTCTTTTATAGATGTATCCGGGACGTTTGCCGGGCCATCAGGTTCAATAGATCTCGGTGCCGGCGCCGGAAATTCCGATGAAGGCGTCAATGTGGTTATGGCTGAGTCAAAAAACACTATGACCACTGGGGCCGACGGTTCGGTCATGCATAGCCTACACGCCTCTAAGAGCGGAGTAGTCACGGTAAATCTGCTCAAAACTTCCCCGATTAATAAAAAATTGTCGTTGATGTATAACGCGCAAAGTTTGTCTTCTGCCTTATGGGGAAATAACGTGATTCTGCTTCGAAACAAAACGAGCGGCGATATCGTGAGTTGTCGTTCAGTCGCGTTTCAAAAACAACCGGATTGGAATAACCCGAAGGTTGCGGGAATTGTTGCCTGGAATTTTGACGCCGGTTTGATTGATGAAGTGCTTGGGGAGTTTTAATCCATGGAATTTGAAATCAAGGGTAACGAGTACCGGGCGGCAAAGCTGAGTGTCTTTGATCAGTTTAAAGTTACGCGCAAATTGCTGCCCGTTCTCGCCGGCATACTGGGCGATTTTCAGTCCCTAAAGGGCATGGTGGGCAAAGGTGACACCATGGCTATTATGGAAACGATGATACCGAAAATCGCCGACTCATTATCAGCATTAAGCGATGATGATGCCAACGCGGTTATCTATCCATGCTTGGCCGTTGTCGCGCGCAAACACGGGAAAAATTGGACGCCCATTTTTGTGCAAGGCGAAATGATGTTTGACGACATCGATATGATCGAAATGCTGCAGTTAGTGGGTCGTGTGGTGGGCGACTCTCTCGGAAATTTTTTGCGAGAACTCCCCGCCACAGAGACTCAGCC